GTCCCTGCCCTGCCCCGTGTCACGAACGTCCGTGGCTTCACCGGCCCCAACGCCGACGAGCGTGCCTACCGCGCGGGCATGTGGTACCGCGGCTACGTGTTCAACGACGCCGAGAGCCGTCGGTGGTGCAAGGATCACGGCGTCGAGGCCCGCGCTCAGTCCGAGAACTCCGCCACGCTGGGCGGCGCGCTGATCCCCGCCGAAGTGCTGGATCAGGTCATCGTGCTGGTGAACGAGTACGGGCAGTTCGCCCCCAACGTCCGCACCGTCACGATGAACAACGAGACGCTCGCGATCCCGCGGCGTGCCGGTGGTCTGACCACGTACTGGGTCAACGAGAACTCGACCGTGACCGACTCCGACGCTGCGTGGGATCGGGTCAACCTCGTTGCCAAGAAGCTGGCGGTGTCGAACCGTATGTCGAGCGAAATCCTCGCCGACAGCATCATCGACCTCGCCTCGTACATCACGGTTGAAATCGGTCGTGCTTTCGCCAAGACGATTGACGATTGCGGTTTCAACGGCACCGGTGCGGCTGGCTACGGCGGCATCACCGGACTCATCCCGGCCATCGCCGCGGTGAGCGGTGCCAAGGGCATCGTGCAGTCGGCCACCGCCACGTCGTTTGAGACGTTTTCGGTGCAGGACTTCGTGACCGCCCTCGCGGCACTCCCTCTCTACGCGAGGGCCAATGCCAAGTGGTTCGTGTCGCCCGCGGGTTTCGCCGCGTCGATGCAGCGGCTGGCCCTCACCAGCGGTTCGTCCACCGGCCTGTCCGGCGGCAACACGCAGGACAGCGTGCAGAACGCTCTTGGCCTGCGGTTCCTTGGCTACCCCGTCGTGCTGTGCAACATGATGGACAGCACCCTTGGCACCGACAACGCCAAGATCAAGGTGCTGTTCGGTGACCTTGAGCTTGCCGCGATCTACGGTGACCGCAAGGCCGTGAACATTCGCACCAGCACCGAGCGTTACGCGGAGCTGGATCAGACGCTCATGGTCGCCACGACCCGCCTGGACATCCAGGTGCATGGCGTCGGCTCCAACACCGAGGCCGGTGCCTACGTCGCGATGAAGACCAAGGCTGCTTCCTGAGCCACGGACGGCTGACGCGGGCAGGGATGCCCTCTGATTCTTCGCGGGGCGGACGGACGCAAATCCGCCCGCCCCGCGTTTCTTTCTGGAGTCTGCCGTGCCGTACAACAACCTCGTCTTCACGAATCTGTACCTTGGCGACACGGGTCGCAGGTACCGCTCGCTTGCTAGGATTACGCAGCCGGTGGTCGAGCCGGTGTCGCTGCGTCACCTCAAGGCGCATCTCCGCATTGAGCATGACGAGGAAGACGAGTACCTCACGTCGCTCATCTCCGCCGGGAGGTACTACGCGGAGGCCCGGTGCGACCGCTGCTTTGTTGACACGCAGCTTGAGATGCAGACGGACACGTTTCCGGCTGCGATTGAGTTCCCACTGCCAATGCCGCCGTTCAGCCCGACGCCGGGCAGGCAGGCGATTGAGGTGAGCTACCTCAACGATGGAATGGTGCGGCTCACGATGACTGAAACGGAGCCAGCCATCGCGTCCAATCCCGGTACGTTCCTCGCGCAGCGTTTCAGCACGCCCGCGGTGTTGACCCCAGCGGTGAACGGGTACTGGCCGGTGACGGGTCCGGTGCGGTCAGCGGTCACGGTGCGGTGGTGGGCGGGGTACGGAGCCGACGCGACGGCTGTGCCGAAGGGTATCGTCCACGCGATCTTGATGCTGGCGGCGCATTGGTACAACAACCGCGAGGCGGTCATGACCGGCTCCGCCGTTGCGACCGCCACGGTGCCGATGGGGGTGGACGAACTGCTTGCCGTTCATGGCTGGGGGTCTTACGCATGAGTGAATTGACCACGCGCATTTCGCTGGCGCTCACGTCGCACCTGCGCACGGACGGCGAATTCGACTCGCTGCTTGTGTACCCGGCTTCGTTTGAGCGGCTGCTCACGCACGGCACCGGCGGCTATCAGTGCCAGAAGGTGTACGCCGACTCCGGTGTCGTTGTCACTGGCGGAAAGGCGGTCGACCTGTCCGCCGCCGGTTTTACGTCCGTAAAGGTTTTCCTGTTGCAAAACCTGTCCGACCCCGCGGGGCAGACCGGCGGCACCGTAACGGTGTCCGGCGGCGTGTCCGCACCGTGGGCGGCACGCGTTGCAACGGTGGGCCGCGGTCAGGTGGACTTCGCGTCCAACGACTACACGGGCTGGGCGGTGACCGGCACGGCGAAAAACATCGTCATCGGCGGCACCGCCGGAACCAGCTACAAGCTCATCCTGCTGGGAACCTAGCCATGTGGTTTGCCGGTGACTTGAAGCGGCGCGTCGTGATTGAGCAGCCGCGAGAGGCGGTCAACGCGCTTGGCGAAACGACGCTTACGTGGGTCGTGTATGCCACGACGTGGGCGTCTGTCGAGGGCTTGAACGCTCGCGAGATTGTGCAGAGCGGACGGCAGCAGTCGGTCATCTCGTACAAGGTGCGGATGCGACGCGTACCGGGCATCACGACGCGCATGCGGCTGCGATGGAACGGCGGCGTGCTGAACGTGCAAAGCGTGCTGTACCGCGGGCCGCAGCTTGAGGACATCGAACTGCTTTGCGCCGAGGAGGCCGACTGATGGCTGGCTTCCTTGGCGATAAATCCAACTCCATGAAGGTGGAGGGGATTGAGCTTGTGATGGATGCCATCCGGCGTCTGCCCAACATCGTCACAAGCAAGCATCTCTACAAGGCGATGGGCAACGCGCTCAAGCCGATGGAGAACGAGCTGCGCGCACTGACGCCGCAAGGCCCGACCGGCAACCTCTACAACGCCGTCGGCTCACGGGTGCGCAAGTACGGCGGTGCCGCTGGCGGCGTGGTGTTTGGCGTGGTCGGCTACAAGCGTGCCGTCAGCAAACAGACCGGCGACAACAAGGGGTTCCACTCGCACTGGATAGAGTTTGGCACCGAGGACCGCACGCCCAAGAACTCGCGGATTCTTTCGTCGCTGGCGTTGTCGGAAAACTACACGCCCCCCGGCTGGAAGTTCGCGTGGCCGATGGTTACGCGAAAGGCCCGCGGTCTACGCGGCTATCACCCGCTGGGCCGGGCGTTCTCGACCACGTCGAAAGAGTGCGCGGACAAGCTGGCCGCGGAACTGGAGCTTGCGCTCGACCGTGCCATAGACGAGGCCCGCGTCAGAGGGCTTGAGTGATGCTGAAAAACATCGTCGAGAAGTTTGTCCACTGGCTGCTCACGACCGACCCGCGGTCCGCGTATCACCTTGGGCATCGCGTCTATCCGGTGCTTGCACCGCAGGGCGCAACCAAGGCGGGTGCGGACGGCATCAGCACGTTCGCCGTGTACCGGCGGCTGTCCACCGACCGCGACACCGTTGACCTGACCGGGCTGACAAACACCAGCCACGTAGAGCTACAGGTCGAGTGCTACGCGGACACCTACGTCGCGGTACGCGAAGCTGGCAGCGCCGTTTTTGACGTGCTGGCTTCATACACGGGCGACGCCTACGGAAGTAAAATACTAAGTGTGGTGCAGTCGGCGGAGTCCGACGAGGTTGCCATGCCGGTCGACGGCAAGGCGACTCCCATATACGCACTGTCGCAGACGTTTTCGATTCGGCTGACCGAGTAGCAACAGGAGGGCAAGGATGCCCGGCACAAGCACAGTTGTTTCTTCGCAGGGCAGCGTCGGCTTTACGTTCGCCGGGCTGACGGGAAAGATCACCGCCATCGACGTTTCGGCGAGCGCGCCGCAGACCGACGTGTCGCATCTTGGCGTTGCGGCGAAGCAGCGTCGGCTGTTCAAGAAAGCGCCGCTGTCAGACAGCCCCGAGGTGAAGGTTGACTTCATCGGCGACGGCCTGCCGACCGTTGGCGAGAAAGGCAGCTTCACGCTGACCGGCAATTTCGGCAGCACCAAGGCCGGTGAATGCACGCAAGCAATCTGCACGCAAGCCAGCGTGAAGGCCGCGGTCGGAGACCTCATCAAAGGCAGTGCCACCTTCAAGCTCAGCAAGGAGTAGTTGAACGATGCCCACCAACACAATCGCAACGTCGCAGGGTGCCACGCTGTCGTTCGGCGGCACCATCGGCCATATCACCGGCATCGACGTGAGCCGCGCGGGCGGCACCATCGACGTGAGCGACCTGTCGCTTGATGACGGCGACCCGCGGTCCTACGAACCGGCGCAGCTGCTCGACGGCGACGAGGTCAAGGTGGAGGCGCTCTACTCCACCGCGGAGAGCTATCCTGCGGTCGGCGACGAGGACACCCTCACTACGTCTGTCGGCGGCATCACCGGCACGGCCATCGTGACGGCGGTCAGCGTCAAGTACGCGGTCGGCGAGGTCGTGAAGCTCTCGCTCACGTTCAAGCTTGGCGGCACGCTCGACTGAACCGTTGGGGGTGACGCCGTGTTGATTTCTGCGCAAGGCGTCACCGCAACTTTCAACGGCGGCAATCTAGGCAAGGTCACCGACATCGACGGTGACTTCAACACGTCGCTCAAGGAAATCCGCCCGCTCGCAAACAACAACGACGAAGCGGGACGGTATCTGTCGGTCTACGAAAAGACCCTCTGCGACCACGTCGTGACTCTGTCCGCGTTTGCGGAGGAGTTCTCCAGCGACAACGTGGGTGCGTCCGGCACGCTGCTCATTTCGGGCAGCAACTGGTCGTTGACGTTTCCCTCAGCGGTCTTGGAGAAACTCAAGGTCACGGCGAAGGTCGGTGACTATTTACGTGTGTCCTACACTTTTCGCAGATCGTTTGAGTGACACATACCAAGGAGGCTTCCATGCCGCTGACCAAAGAGCAGATTCTCGCCGCCAACGACCGTTCGACCAAAGAGGTTGCCGTCCCCGAGTGGGGCGACACCGTGCTGCTTCGCGTGATGAGCGGCACCGAGCGCGAATCGTTTGAGCGCGAGTGGCAGTCCACGGAAGACAAGCTGCTGCCGCAGTACCGGCTCAAGATGCTTCGCCGCTGCCTGTGCGACGCCGACGGCGCATCGCTGTTTAGCGACGCCGAGCTTTGCGCGCTTGGCGAGAAGTCGGCGCTTGTCATCGAACGTCTGTTCCGTGAGTGCATGAGGATGAACGGCTTTGAGGCTGGCAACTTGGAGGACGCGGCAAAAAACTAGACCGCCCTCCGAGGGAGGGCCACGTCTCGCGCAAGTTCTACTTTCGTCTCGCTCTCGCGTTGGGCTGCACGGTCAAAGAACTGCTGCACGCTGCGACGCTGCGGAGTTGGCGGAGTGGCAGGCGTACTACATACACGAACCGTGGGGGCAGTCGTGGCGGCAGACCGCAACGATTGCCAGCGTCGTGGCGTGGTCCGCCGGTGCAAAAGACGTGGACGAAAGAAACTTTTTGCCGTGCTACTACGAGCGGCCAATGTCGCCGGATGACATTCAACGCGAGCTTATGAAGCTGGGCGGGTTGTTCAAGAAGACAGAGGGCGGCGATGGCTGACGCAATCGGTTCCGTTCGCGCCACGTTCACCGCCTCCGCCGCGGGTCTGCTTGGTGCCATTGGGCAGTCGGTGTCCGGCTTTGGGCAGTTCGCGGCGTCGGCCAAGCGTACCGCCGCGCAGCAGGCCGACTTCCAAACCAAGATGGCGGCGTTGTCCGCTGGCATGGCCGACGGCAGCGTGTCCGTGGAGGACTACGCGACCGCTTACACGCGGCTCCAGACGCGGTTCAAGGGAGCGGTGTCGGAGGCCGACCGCATCAAGGCGGGGCTTGATGCCTTGCGAGGCTCGCAGGCCGCGGCGTCAATGTCGGCGGAGCAATACGCCGAGGCCGAGGCGCAGGTGGTCGCGTCCGCAAAGGCGGCGACGCCAGCGTTGGAGAAGCTCAAGAACGAATTGTCGCAGAACAAAGCGGACTTTTTTGCCGGGAAGATTTCCGTCGAGGAGTACCGCGACGCCATCGCGAGGCTTCCCGGCGCGATCAACGGGTCGGAAACGGATCAGCAGGCGTTCAACCGCGTGCTGCAAGAAACCCGCGGCGTCATGGCGGAGATGGAAGCGCCGACTGCCAAGTACGAAAAGCAACTCGCCACGCTGGATGACGCGCTCCAGCGAGGCATCATCGACGATCAGCAGTACGCCGCCGCGACAAAGAACGTGCAAGACGCGATGGCGGCGGCGGACCCCGCTGCGAAGGCGCTTGCCGACGCGATGGCACGCGGCAGGGCGGTCACGGAAGCCAACCTCACCGCGACAGAGAAGTACGACGCGGAGGTGGCGGGACTCCGCGACCTGCTGGCGCAGGGTGCAATCTCGCAGGAGACGTTCACCCGCGCGGTCGCAGCTGCTAACCCCGAGACAAAGAAGCTTGCCGAGGCGATGGAGCGAGGCAAGGCGGTCACCGAGGCCAACCTCACCGCGACAGAGAAGTACGACGCCGAGCTTGCCGACCTGCGTGGGCTGCTGGCGCAGGGTGCAATCTCGCAGGAGACGTTCACCCGCGCGGTCGCAGCTGCTAACCCCGAGACGAAGAAACTCGCCGAGGCGATGGAGCGTGGCAAGCAGATCACGGAGTCCAACCGCACCGCAACCGAAAAGTACGAAGCCGAGCTTGCCGACCTGCGTGGGCTGCTGGCACAGGGTGCAATCTCGCAGGAGACGTTTGCACGCGCCAGCGGGAAGGCAGAAGACGCGCTCAAGGCGTCGGACAAAGGCTCCAAAGAGTTTGCAGACGGAATGTCCGCACTGCCCGGTCCCATCGGTGCGGCGGCGCGTGCGCTCAACTCGTTCGGCGGCGGGTTGCAGAACGTCATCAAGGGGTTCAGCGGTGGCCCGATTGCTGGCTTGAAGGGAATGTTTAGCGGCGTCGGCGAGGGGCTATCCAACGCCGTCTCGTCGGGCGGAGCCTCGCTTGCCGGGATCGCACCGCAGCTTGCCGTGATTGGCACCGTGGCGGCGGGAACGGTCGCCGCCGTGGTCAGGCTGACCGGCGCGCTTGGTGCGGTCGGCGCAGAGGTCGAGCGAACGCAGCAGCTTGCAACGCGGTTGGGCGTTTCGTTCCAGGAATACGAGACGCTCAAGGTCGCGGCGTCGAACGCTGGCGTTGAGGTGGAGTCGCTCGCCGGTGCGCAGACAAAGTTCCTCAAAGCGGTCAGCGAGGCACGCGGCGGCGCGAAGGAGCAGGCCGCGGCGTTTGCCGCCATCGGCATCTCGCAGCAAGAGATTGAAACAACCAACCCCAACGAACTGCTTGAGCAAGCCGCCAAGAAACTCAACGCCATCGAAGACCCGGCCACCCGCGCGGCGTTGGCGATAAAGTTGTTCGGCAAGAGCGGCAACGACGTGTTGCCCGCGCTTGCCGGGATTGAAGAAACACGCAACAGCATGGCAAAGCTTGGCGGCACCATGAGCCAAGTTGACGTGAGCCGTTTCTCCAAACTGGATGACGCGTTCGACAAAGTTGGCGTTGCCAGTGCGCGGCTTGGCACAACGCTACTCGCGCCTTTCACGGAGCTTTTTTCTCGCGTTGCCAACGGGCTGGCGGCGACCGTCGGCGGCCTGTCCAAGGCGTTCGCCCCGATTGGAAACATCTTTGCCGAGATTGGCGGGGCCGCTGGCCTGTTTGTTGAGCGCATCGGCGAGGGGGTGGGGTTAGCTGGTCGCCTTGTCGGCGCTTTGCTTCAGTTGAGTGGCGTGAGCGCCATCGCCGCGGCTATCGGCGCGCAGGTGGATATGCTCTCCAACGCTTTCTCCGCGGTGGATTCCTTCATTGAGCCGCTGATCGCTGGCCTTGAGCAGGTTGCCGAGTTCGTGAGTGGCAACATCACCCGCGGCATCACCGCCATCTACACGATTTTTGGCAACCTCGTCTCGTCTGCGATTGAGTGGGTGTCGCAGAGCGGCGTGCTGTCGGCGTTGTTTGGCTCGCTGGCTGGCGGTGCCAACATGATCTACGAGGCGTTCAAGAGCGTCGGCGGGTGGGTGTCCTACGTTGTCGAGCAGCTTGAGGCTTGGGCGGGCATTGAACCGCCGAAAACCACGTCTCCCGCCGACAAGGAAGCTATTGAAGCGCAGATGAAGGCGAAGGAGGACGCCGAGAAGGCGGAGGCCGACCGCCAGAAAAAGGCGGAGGACCGCGCCAAGACGATCAAGGAAGACCTGCTGTCACCATACGAGAAGATGCAGGAGAAGATTGCGGAGGTCAACGACTTGGAGCAGCGTGGTCTGCTCACCGCCGAGCAGCGCGCCGCCGCGGAGGCGAAGGTGCGCGACGAGTTTGCGAAGCAAGACCCGCTCGCACAGAGCGCCGCCAAGTACGCGGAGGAGCAAAAGAAGGCGTCCGCCGACATCTCAAAGGAAATCGAAAAGTCCGCCAAGGCTGGCAAAGACCTTGGTGCCGCCGGTCAGGATGCACGCGACCAGTTCGCATCCGCCGCGGGCGCGATCAAAGACAAGCTCGACAAGGGACTCATCGACCCCGAGGAAGCACGCAAGCAAATGTCGGAAGCCGCCGATGCGATGAACGAGGAACTGAAACGCGTCGGCGAGGACTTGGATTTCGCCAAGAAGATTCGCGAGGGACTCCAGACGGAGGGGCAAAAGGTCGCCGCCGAGATCAAAAAGATTGACGAGAACAAATCGCTGACAGAGGAGGAAAAGGACGCGGCGAAAAAGCAGGTGCGTGACAAGTTGAAGGAGTCGCTGCCCGGTGGCGGCGAGGAGACGCTTGCCGACAAGTTCAACAAGGACCGCCAGAAATTGCAGGACGCGTTCGACAACGGCGTCATAGATTCCGACGAACTTGAAAAGCGCACCGGCGAACTAAAGAAGAAACTCACCGAGTCGCTTCCCGGCAAAGCAGAGCAGGACGCGTCCGACAAGTTCCGCGAGGCGCAGGAAGAACTGCGAGACGCTGTCGACGCCGGGATCATTGACCCCGAGCAGTTCAAGGAGCGGATGGGCAACCTGCGGAGTGAGCTTGAGGACTCCGTCGCGGACGAGAAGGACAAGCGCGAAAGAAACGCGGGACCGGACCGCCGCGCCAACCAAGCCGTTGACGTGAACAGCAGCGAGGGGGCCAGCACGTTCTTCCGTCTGCTCCGCGGACAAGATGACCCGACAAAGAAGCAGCTCAAGGAAATGGAAAAGCAAACGCGACTGCTTGCCAAGGTCGCGGATGACTTGGCCGACACGGAGGTCATCGACATATGAGCGTCACAGCCGTTCGCGAGATCATCGACAACCGCGGTGCCTCGCAGAAGTTTGGCGAGAACGTGAAGGTGAAGCGTGCCTTCATGGTCACGGTGGACGATGCCACGACCCCGGTCACGGACATATCGGATGCGTGCGGTATCGGGTGGCTTGACCAGCACCCCGACTTTTCCGCCGTTGTCTGCACGGACATCTCGACGGCGAACGACGGCGACCCACTGCACTACAAGGTCGAATTCAACTACGACATTCTCAGGCCCGAGGACAAGGAGGCCGGTCCGACAGCGATGCCCTGGCAGCGACCGGACAAGTTTTCGTTCAACGGCGCGCTGACATCAGTCCCGGCAATCGTCCACTACAACAACGGACTTTCCTCGCCGCAGTTGATTGTGAACTCCGCGGGCGACCCGCTTGAAGGCGCGACGCGTGACCAAGCCGAGTGGCGCATCCAAATAAACGGCGCACGGCAGGCGTTTCCCAAGTCGCTTGCCATGAACTACATCAACGCGGTCAACAGCGATTCGTGGAGCGGATTCCCGGCAAGGACGCTCAAGGTGCAAGGGTTGTCTGGTCAGCGTGAGGTGGAGCAAATCAACAACACCGAGGTCGCGTACTGGTCAATCTCAGTTGACATCGCGTACCGGCCAGAGGGCTGGGAGTTGCAATTGTGGGACGTGGGCTACAACGAAATCGTCGGCGGGCAACGTCAAAAAATTCTCGACAAGCTGCGTGAGCCGGTCAGCGATCCGGTGGCGTTGTCGGGCGGGTCGGCAAAGTCGGCTGGGTCGCCGCCCGATATGCTCACCTTCAAGATTTACCGGGAGGCGTCCTTCGCGGGGATTTTCCCGACGCTGCCGTCATGAGCCGTGAGAAACGCGTCACGTTCACGCAGGATGCCGCCAAGCAGATTGCCGACGTTGTCAGGCAATCCGGCGACACGCACCGACGGCAGGGTGCGATGCAGGGCGGTAACAACTCGCAGGCCGCGCCGCACTACTTGAGCAAGACCACGACGGCGTGGGACAAGGGCAGCAGCCAGACGTTGACCATCTGGAGCGGCACCCCCGGCAGCGAGGCCGCGGCCAGCGGGCAGACCGTCACGGCGTGGAACAAGTTTTCCAAAATCAAGGCGGGCAAGTGGGTGATGCTTGCCAGATGCAATGGCGGGTTTTATGTCATCAGTGCGGAGTGCTAGATGATCGACGCCGCCGACCCGCTCTCCGCTCTCATCTGGTGCGTGTTCATTCTTGCCGCGGGAATGTACCCGCTGGGGATCATCCTGCCGTGCAGCACATGCTGCGGCGGCGGCGGATGCCCGACGCCGATTGACTTCCTCCGGTGCGTTCGGATTGAAGACCCCGACCCCGAAGAGGTTGAGACAACCTTCCCGGCGGGAACGTCGAACATTCCGCAGCCCATGCACGGATGGTCGGTTCCAATCAAACGCATCACGGACATTGGTGCGCATCGCGTTGCCACCAAGTACGCGATCGCGGGTCGCGTCACGGTCTTGGGCGCAAACGCAATGTCGAGCGGCGAAACGTCCACCGCTGTCTACAAGCTGCACCTGTTTGAGCAAAACGGATCGCACGGCAAGGGCATTGGTGAGATTCGCGTCACGCTACGCGGCGTGACGCGACCGATGACGTGGGAGCGTTTCTACGGCGGAAAACAGTATGCGTACCTGGGGTTGTATGAGGGACCGGTCCAATGGGAGTACGACGCCAGCAGCAACCAAGACAGCACGACGGCAACAGTGTCAGCGGAGGTGGTCGAGTGCAACGTGGTGTCCGGTGCGGAGTGGTTGAGCGGCTCGACGGCAACTGCCTCCGCGCTCCGTTCGATGATGACCGTCGCGGTCATCCCGCGTTTTTACATCTACATCGGCTTCCGTGCCGTGTTCACCGCCACCTCCTCGCTGTTCAACTATGTCCCAGCGACAAAGAGCGTGGAGCTTGAGTACGTCATCCGCCACTCGCGAGGCGGGCTGCATCTCTACAAACGGCTTCGCGTCATGGTCTACAAGTATGCGACCGGGACGATAACGGAAATACCATCGGGCGGTCTGCCGCCGCTTTCGCTCCCTCCCGCTGGGCAATACGCGGACTCCACGATTGGCACCTGCTCCACGACCTACGGCGAAGACCCTGCAAGCACACCGGCGTATCCGATCAAGACGGTGGAGCTATGCAGCTTGCAGGCGGGGCAGACAATCGTCATGCCGACGATTGAGTACGGCATGGCGGGTGATGATTTTTTGAAGCGAGGTTTTTCGTGCGAGGTGACGCCGGGCAATTATCTCAGCGGTTCGTTCTTTGGGTATTCCAATGCTTGGCTGTGGCCTAACTCATCGCAGTACGGCGAGGCGGATTGGGAGTTCGCCCTTGACGATTACGTCCAAGCGTCCGACTTGAAATACATCATGCGGTTCCGGGTACCTGACGCCACCAACCGCATCGCGTCGGAGTGGAACTTCAATCACGACGAGGTGGCCGCTTTCCTCAACGGCGAGCCGCTGGAAATCGAGATGCAGAATTACTACGCATACCCGATTGGCTTGTACCCCACGCCATCCCCCGAGACAACAACAAGGCTTGTCTCCATCACGCCGCCGAATCAGTTCTGCGGCGTCGGCCTATGCGATGCAGGCTATGTCGGTGGCTCGATGCTGTACGATCCGTACAGCCAAGCTACGAGCTTCGCGGTTTCGGAAGTTGTTCCCAACACGGTGACGTACACGTCTGCGTTGCCGCGGGCAACGTGGACGGAGACAAACGAAAAAGGGAGTGTGCAGGCGACGAACTACTGCACCGGCTCGGACGAGCCTTACGTCATCCACCTGCGAAGATCGTCTCGATTTTTGTCCTATTACTCTTGCGGCTACTACGGAGCGCTTGCGACGTGCGACGGGGTGAACGCGGCAAGGGGAGATTACTTCGCCCCATACAACGACAACACAACGGCAAGCGGAGCCTCACCTTACGCAAACGCGTATTGGTTTTTTTGCGGTGACCTGTTGTGGGCAATCGAAAACGGGCCGTGCCGGGAGACGATCACGATTGAGGGTCGGCTGTACGAGGCGGGCGGTTTTTCGTCAGGGACGTATGAGCTTGGCGGCGACGATAACGCATCGGCCAACGGCCCGCGTTGCGCCGTTGGCTGGCCGACGAAGGGGGTCTGCCCACCAGCGGACATGACAGTCAGCGTCCCCGGCGGAGACGTGTACGATCTTCGTTGCAACAAGATCGGCACGTTCGACGGCGGCGACGTGGTTTGCCAGCCAAGCACGGTGACGTGTACGGCTGAGATTTACATTGGCATCGCACCTGTTTCTGCCCGCGTCTCCGGTTACATCGGTTCCGGCGGTTTGCTAGTCTTCGCAGGGCGGCGTCGCACAAATTGGTGCAGCTCGTGGCAGCTTGCCGGTAGCTTTGAGTCAAACAACAGCGGTGCCGGGTGGTATGTTACGGTAAGCGGTGGTTTCGTGTACGGCACCCTTGGATGCGTCGCAGCAAGTTGTACCGATGGAAAAAACATCTACGCGCTGCCGGGTGTTGCGGGGACGTATACGACGTGCGTGACGTTATCTCTTGGCGAAATAGGCGACCCGTCGGAGGACACGACGGCGACCGCCGACCCACAGGAAGCGACGGTCCCGGCAGATGGCGGGCAGCTTTCCGTCACTTTCTGCTGCCCGGAGGTCACCCGCAATTACACGTTTGGTGAACACAACAGCAGGTTTGACAGGTACATCATGCTGCCGCTGTACGGCGCGACAACATACGTCACGCAAGAGGGCCGGGGCGAATCGTACTGCCCGTTCGACATCGCGTGGCACCGACTGTATTTCATTGGCGAGGAACCGCAACAGTCGTGGTCGCCGCTGGTGGCACCAACAGTACGATCCTATTCCGACGGCCAAATGTGGCAGCTGCACGGATACGTTGGCTCGCCAATTTACATTCGCAAGCAATGCCCACTCTACGGAGCCGTGTGGCACCTTGAGTCGCCGCCCTGCGAGTGGACAATCTCGCGCACCGGCACTTGGTTCACGGCGGAGAAAACCGAGGACGGCTTGATAAAGGTGCTGGCGACGGAAGACCCGCCGACGCCAACCACCGAAGGCACGATCACGATCACGTCGGGGGACAACACGCAAACCGTGCAGGTGAAAATATGGGGGAGCTAGACGAACCAATGTGCGACTTCAACGCGGAGTCGCTGCGATGCACGCGGTGCGGATACCTTGCCAAGCGACTGCCAACGTACCGCGTGTGCCGCACCATCCCCGAGATGGCACGCAAGATCGCCTCCGACACGGCGACCAAGCGTGTCACGGTGCCGCCGCTCAAGATCGGCACCGCGGTTGCCAACGGGCTGGCGGCGGTCGGCATCACCAAGGAGCGTGTGCAAGCGATCACGGGCAAGGATTGCGGGTGCGCCAAACGGCAGAACGCACTCGACGCCGCCGGTGCCGTCGTGTCCGGCGTCGTGGAGCGAGGCGTCAACGCGGCGTTGAACGCGGTGCTGCCGCACCCCGTCGAGCAGGATGACATCGCGGCCATCGCCAATTCGCTGCACGCCAGCCCGCTGACGAATGAGGGGTTGAAACAGGGTCCGCAGGTTTCTTGACACCGCTGGGAGACTCGTCGCCATGCCACGCAAGCCGTCGAAGAAGCAGAGCAAGCCGCGGGAGTTCATGACCACCGATGACATCATTGACGATGAAGACATTGTTCATGGCACGCCCGACATAGACGGCAACGTATTCCTCCGCCGATCCGCCGCCAAGAAACCCAAGGACGGGAAGCGTGGCAAAGGCAAAAAGCCTTCTGGCTGACATCACAGCCAGCGTGCGAAACCACCGCCCCGGTTTTCGCGCGTGGTTTGAGCTGCTCCCCGACGCGGCGCAGCAAGAGCTTGGGTCCGTGCGTGAGGCGTTCCACGCTGGCAAGATGCCCGGAGTGCAGAAGCGTGCGTTGGCACGGGCGGTCATGGAGGCCGCGAAGGACCGCGGCTGGAAAACGTCGGGCATCCAAGGAGTGCTGGCATGGCTCGACGCAAGGAACGACGCGGCGTCCTAGCCGACGTGTTGGCAAAGACCCCGCCACCCAAGCCAGACGCCGACGCAGAGCAGGTGACGCAACGCCGCGACGGTGACGTGCTGGAAGCGCGGTCCACCAGCCGACGCATCAAGACCGTCGAGGACTTGTTGCGGCACATCGAAGCCGACCTCACCCGCTACGAGGTCGCCGCCAGCGAAGCGACCAAGTGGGAGTGTGCCAGCACCGATGGCAACGGCGGCACGACGGTCACCGAGTTGCACCGCGTGTTCGTCCGGCTCAAGCCACGCGGCGGACCGACCACGCGCGAGGTGGTCGAAGCGATGATTGCCGGGGCGGCAAAAACGCTCCGCCGCCCTTTGACCAAGTCTGTCAGAGCGCGCCGACCGCCGTCCGACCTCATGCAGCTACTCGTCGTGGCCGACTGTCATTTCGGAAAATACGCGTGGCACGCCACGACGGGCGGAGATGACTACGACCTTGGAATTGCGGAGCGGCTGGTGCGTGAGGCTGGCGAGGGCTTGCTTGCCGTGGGCGACGATGCCCGCCCGGCCCGTCGGGTCGTGGCGTTCCTTGGAGACCTGTTTCACTACGACCGCCCCGACGGCAGCACGACAAGCGGCACGCCGCTGGAGCGCGACGGACGGCTCCAGAAGATGATTTCGGTCGGCTGCGACACGCTGCTAGGCATCGTCGCACGCAGTGCCGAGACGTGCGCCACGGACGTAGTGGTAGTCAACGGCAACCACGACGAGGTGCTGACGTGGACGTTTCAGCGCATCCTGCAAGAGCGGTTCCGTGGCGACAAGCGGGTGGCGGTGCGGCCCGAGTTCACCGGACGGCAGTACCTCACGCACGGAAAGAACCTGCTTGGCTTCGCTCACGGGCATCGTGCCAAGCGAAAGCTGCCGCAGATCATGGCGCTGGAGGCCGCGGCGGAATGGAGCCGCTGCCCGTACCGCGAGTGGCACACGGGGCATTTCCATTCGCAGGCGGCGGAGTGGAGCCGACCGATTGAAACGCTCGACGGTGTCATCGTTCGCACCGCTCCCGCGCTCTGCCCACCAGACGATTGGCACTCCGTGAACGGATTCATCGGGAGTAGACAGGCGTGCGAGACTTTCCTCTACAGCCCAACGGGAGGGCTAGTCGCGATGCACGTAAAGGGAGCAGCAACATGAACACGCTTGATGAATCCAACGCCGCACTGCGGCAGGCTGTCGGTGACCGGCTGGCGGGGACACCGGCCAACGACCCAAAGATGATCGGGTACGAGGCGGGCGGATGCTGCGACGGCGGTCGGTGTCATGCGCCGCCGCGGTCGGTGACGCTCCGACCCGGCTCGCTGGCGTTCATGAAGGTGCTGGACGAGATCAGTGCCATCCACGTCGCCAAGTCGCAGGACTACGGTGCCGATGATGACGCGCTTGCCAACATTCGCAGCGGTGCCGACCTCATCGGCGTCGAGCCGTGGCGTGCGTGCCTCATCCGCATGGCCGACAAGATGACGCGGCTGCGTT